AATGACTCTCGAAGACCGGGTGCGCTTGGGTTGGCAATTGGCTTCATGTAAGCTCCGTAAGTTGATGGGGTAGATACAAAGTCCCAACAAATAAGATCCAAGTCATCTTCCACTTGAACCAAACCTTCGCCGATTGGAATAACAGATCCTAGTGCTCTTGATGAGATACCAACTGTAATGTTATTAGCAAAAAGTTGGGTAAGGATATTTCCTGATGGTGTTGGTAGTATTTCTATTTGACCGTAAAGATCTTTGTCTTGCCACCAAAGTTTAACGATGTTGTGGCTAACGTTCTTTAAGTTGATAATCGTAGACTCAGGGTGATCTAATTCTCCCAAAGCTCTATTTTCTCTGATGGGTCCGTTTATGTACTTTTCTACTTGCGTAAATAGTACTTCGTAAGGGTATATTCTTTTGTTGGCATTTGGCTTATCGCATGCTTGCACTTGTCCGCTAACTATTAAGTTACCGTTGGTGTGTCTTTTACTCTCGTTCAATGAAACTGTAGGAGTAAAGTAAGCAGTCTCTATAAGTAATTGTTTTGCCATTACGCTACGGTTGTTGAAGTTACTGATGTTGCGCCTTGTTTTTTATATTGCTGCGCGGCTTCTTTGCCTTTTCCCCCTTTAACTGTTGCTAAGGTTACCTTTTTTCCAGTTTGATCTGTTCCAGTCACAACGTCTAATGCTTCGTCTACGTCTTTCTTTTTGTCTTTCTTTAAGAACTTTCTTAATTTCTCAACGATTCCCATAGTTTTCTTTTGACGATCTGCGTCTATCTTAGAAGGGAAATCTACAACTCCTGCGAATGTCTTTTCTCCTCTCTTGTCCCAATCTGACCACATTTTGTCTCTTGCTTCTTTATCGTCCACTTGAGATTTCATCGATGCTAACTCTTTAGCCTTGTCGATTACGTTAACTTGCCTGTTGATAATTAATGGCTCTTCGCCTTCTCTTTTTATTTCTAATTCTAAAGTACCACCGAAAATATCTTTTACAATACCGGTTTTACTTTTGTATTCGTTGATATCTGCTTCTGGCAATGGAACCTCTTGGCCCATTCCATAAGTGTGATGCATGTCCTCAGTTAACTCAACTTTTTTTTTAAGAAGATCTTTTAAGATATCAAATTGAGTAGACTCTTTCATCATCTTTACCCCTTTTGGGTTGCCCTTCTTATTCTCTTTCTTAGAAGCCTTTGTATTTGATTTAGCATCGTGAAAGCCTTTAACTTTCTTCATGCCGTTGTGTTTATCTATAAAGTTATCGCCTTTAACTGGGGTCATACCCAATTTAGCGTCTGCTTTTTCTATCTTTGCTGAATTAGAAATTTGCAAATCATCGTAAGCAGTAGGATCTTTAGCTAACTTCTTGGTAGCCGTTGCAACTGCTTTAGCGTAAGCAAGGTTGGTAAGCTCTCCGCCTTTTAATAATTCGGCTTCAACTCCTTTCTTTAAAAAATAAGGATGGATATTATCTGCAGCAGTCGCTTCTTTAACGATACTCTTGTTTTTAAGGATCTTAATAGCGTCGTCGTAAGAAGTCATATTAGTAATAAAAGGTAACTGTTGGTCCCTTCTAACTTCGTACAAGAATTTCTCCTTGCTGATTTCTCCTGCTCTGTGTTTCTTGAATAGTATTGCTGTTGTCATGCTTATAAATATTATGATCTGCCTTGTCCGCGATATGCTTTTGGTCTTGGACTGTTTTTGTTATAACTTTTTTTACCGCCAGGCTGCCCTGATTTTCTTTTACCAAACGTTAGCTTCTCGCTGTTTGACGTCTTTAATTTTGCCATGTTACTTTAAACTTTTAACCTTTTTGTAAATTTCAGCTAGTTGCTTTTCTAGCTTATTCACAACCTTACCAGTTCTTGGACTATAATCCTCTTCCAATTCCATTTTCATGTTGGTAGAGTATTCCATTAACCTATTTATTTCGTGTAACTTTTTATTTATAGATTTTAATGCTTCGTGTAAAGCATCTTTGTTAGGTCTTGTTGCTGCTTCTCTTTTGAATTTATTGTAAGTCAAAGCTTCGTTTAAATCTTCGTTACCATATAAATGACTATCGCTAAAATTATCGCCTATAACTTCAATATCTTGAGTTCCAAAGTCCATCATCATATCGTAGGCCAAATCTTCGTCAGCTGTGTAGTATGTATCTGATCCGTTTAACTCTACACCTCTGTAACTTGGATTGTCTCTAAGTACATCTAAAGCTCTTTTTGCATCCCTAACAGAAACTTTAACGTAGTATTTTTTCTCTTCGTCTGCTTCCTCGTTCTGCATTTCTTGATCAGGTTCTGCTTGCTTTTTAATATATCTTTTAGAAACGTCGTCAAAGTTCCAATCCTCTTCGTTAAACTCTTGATAGCTTCTTGCTTGCTGATATTCCATTGGAGAAAGAGAATCCTTATCCAAATCTACTGGCTGTAAAACTCCCTCTTCCATATCTTCAAACATCTGCTTGTATTGGAATCCGCCTTTAGATGGGCGATTAGGAATAGACGGCGCAGGTTTCCAACCCCATTTTTTCTGAGGATATATTGTTGCTTTGCCGGCAGCCAATTTTGGTTCTACGTCTTTTACCTCGTTTTTCTTCTTGAAAGCTTTCTTAGTAGCGTACTGCATACCGTCTCCAGCTTTGAAAGTAGCAGCGGTATCTGCAGGAGCATTTCCTCCAGTTACGCTATCTTCGTTTCTTAGTCTTTGAGTGGCAAGTTGATTATTGAAAGGTTTCTTCATTATTTAGAGACTCTTTTTAACTCGTCGATTAATTCGTAATATTGTAATAATCCGGTAATTGTTTCGTCTTTAATGGCGATACCTTCTTTCAATGGTTTTATGAATTTTATAACCTCTTGTGCTTTGATCTTAGTTACCTTATCTTGAACTTTTTCTGTTTGCTCTGTAAGCTCTTGTTTGATTTCTTTTAACTTTTCGTTTAAGAACTTTCTTAAGTTAGCAGAATCTGAGATGCTTGCTACGTATTCTTTTAAAATACCTTTTTGTCTTTCTGAAAGGCCTTGGTATTTTTTATTGAACTTCTCAACCAATAATTTGTAAGTTAAAATTCTGATCTCTTTGTCTTCGTTCATTAATTCCTCAACCATTGATTGAGGTGCTTGAATGTCCTTGATAGACTCTTGAGTGATATGCTCCAAAAGATTGATCTTGTTTAAAACGATCTGCTTTGTGTCAGAGTTTGGACTGCTTTGAGATTCGAATATTGTATAAACAGAAGCGTAAGGCTTGTAATTCTCTATCTTAGCTTTAAAAAAGTCTTCTAGGTTATAGGTTTTCTTAATTTCTTTGATTAGGTTATACTTGGCTTGGCTGAGTGTGTCGTGGCTTAATTTCTTATATTGTTCTAAAATGGTTGATATAAGAATCTCGGCCTTAGCTTCTGAAAGTTTAGGACTAGTTACAAACGCGCTGTAAAGACTATACTCTTTTCCCAATTCTGTATTGGTAAAGTGTTTTTTAAGTATTTTAACAGCTTTAGAGTCCTGATTGTTCAAAAGGTCTGAAGTTGTCTGTCTTACTAAAAGTTCAAATAAAATACCGGTGTTGCGATATTTCGAATGTTTAATTGCCATAGCTATTTTGATCGGCTTGCTAATAAATATCTAAATATTCTAATCTAGATTGTCAATGATGTTGTCTTCGCTCAATAGGTCAGATTGTTCAAAAAGTTGAGTTTTTCTAGCGTTTTCCTTTTGGAACATCTTTTCTATTGAATTTTTGTTCTGAAAGTAGATCGCTTTTGTGCTTTCCATGTTCAAAGCGCCGCCTTTAAAAGTAACTCCAACCTTATCTTCTTTGGTCTCAGCATTTTGAGTATTCATATCGTAAACTCCGCTTCTACCAAATGGAGATTCGTCTGTTCCGTATATAGATTTGTACTTTTGAGGTCTTCCTGGAACCTTCATTGGTTCGTTAGGATCGGTCTCGTCGTAGCCTCTAGGAACTTCCAAAGATCCATCTCCCTTGCCACCGTAAAGACTAGCAATCTGATGTGGGGTACCAAATGCTTGGCCGGTTTCTGCTGGATCGTTACCTTCCTCGGCGATTTGTTTGTATCTAAATTTGCGCTTTTGATCCTCAACAATAAGGTCGTCAAGCTCATCAAATTCGTCCTCAGAGATGTTAAATATGTTCTTCCATACGTAATCTCTTGGTAAAGAAGAGTTTTCCATTGCTTGGTTTGCAAGGTCAATCTTCTCTTTCATCATAGCAATTCTCTCTTGCTCGTATATGATAGAAGGATTTGTCAAATGAATGTCAAAGTTGGTTATCGACTCATTTGTGTAACCATGGGCGTACAAGTGAACTAATGCAACTTTCTTCAATTCAGACGTTATAATTCTTTGGATTCTTTCGATTGTTCTAGCAAAACGAATGTCTTCAGCGGCTAGAGTTGCTTTACCAGTTAAGTCCTTTTCGTATCCCATGAACGCTTTAGGAATCTTTAACGCTGCAAATAGTTTCTCTCTAAAGTATTGAACGTCTTCGATAGCGTTGTACTCAAGACCTTTTGCAGTATCAATTCTAGTAGATTGATCGTTGCCTCTAACTGGAATAAAGAAGTCTTCCAATAAGTTTTGTTGGTTGAACTTCATGTTGTATTGCCCAGTTTGAGCGTCAATAAGAGAAGTCTTCTTCATCTTACCAATCATACGTTGAATGTAGTTCTCAACCTCGTTTGGTGGGATGGCTCCCACGTTAACGTAAAACGTTCTTCTTTCTGGGGCACGAGTAATTCTATGAATCAACATCGCGTCTTCGATCAAAGTGTATTGTTTGAATAGTTTTCTTGCTGGTTCTAAGTAAGATCTACCGTAAGGTAAATAGTTAACGTCGCCCAAGAATCTAAAGTGGGCCATTTCGTACAAATCAAACCAAATTCCTGGATCTTGATTGTTGTAGGCCGAAGTATATCCTGTAGTAGAACTGATAGCTGCGTTAGGATCGAATTTGAATCTTACCTCGTTTGGATTTTTAGGATTAAAACCTTCTTGTCTAACGATATTGTA